GATAAAGATCTTGACCCAATCACATTAGCATCTCTGATATCTTCGTGTATGTGCTCTATGATGATGTTACGGGTTGCTACAAAAATGCCTGTAAAAGGGCCGCACATCATGGTAGCTATGCTCGCATGTTGCATATCCAGTCTCTTCTCAACTATAATGGTTGGCACGGATACCACTCATAGATTCACTCGCTCTTAAAAAAAATCATCCGTTCTGTACAAGTTTACATTGAATGAACCAGTTTTACCGGTCACTGAGACTGCTTCATTTCCGTATAACTCCTGACACCCTATGTCATCTACGCAATCACGTCCATCGTGACTCACTGGGAGGGGGTAGAGGTTCTCACCACCTGTTGTGGTGTAGTAGTGGTAACGATCGCGACGACCCCTGACTTCTTTACCATAGAGGGGCAGGGTCTCATCACCTTCACCGATGAGGACACCCATCTGCTGCATATGACCAGGTTTATATTGCTTGATGGGAGGCTCCCTAAACTCTGGGCTACGAGATCTCTCTTGACGCTCCATTGGTCTGGGTGGTACTGGCATCATGGGTACTCCCACTGGAACTTCAACCACTTTTGGGTTTTGGTACATATATCCAACGATGAGGACGAGCACAATGAGGGCACCCCACAAAAGTTGAGTCTTTGTCTTGTTCTTCATATACTGTACTTAAGGAAAATCTTTCAGATAAAGACATGAAGGTACTTGCCATAGATATAGGCTACCACAATATGGGTCTCGTCGTGGCCGAGTGTGGAAAGGGTCCTCAAATTGAAATTAATTACATAAAGAAGGTAAGTTTGGAAGATTACAAGTACATCAAAACAAATGACATAGTTGACCTCGTCCCCCTTATGGTAGATGACCATAGAGATATATTTGACGAGGCTGAAACAATACTCATAGAGAGACAACCACCGGTTGGTTTTACGAATATTGAGGTACTTCTACATTACATGTTCAAAGATAAAGTTGTGTTAGTTTCACCTGTGAGCATGCATACACATTTCGGTATGAGACATCTAAACTACGAGGAAAGAAAGGAAAGAACTGTCAGTCTCGCGGAAAAATACACGGAGATTGACATTCCATATGAGAGAAAGCATGATATAGCCGACGCTATATGTATGCTTTTGTATCACAATTTCAGAGTGACTACTCACCTATTTGACCGATTTAAATATTCACCTAAAGTATAATGCCAACCGTGAAACAAATTCAGAGTGCGCGTAAAAAATTAAAGTCCGCACCCAAACCAAGGGGGAATAGCCCCAAGATACCAACAGCTGCTTTACTTCGCATCATAAAAGCGGATCCCAAGGTGAGCCGTAATAAGGAGTTCATGAAGCGTGTTCATGAACTTACGAAGAAGAAGTAGACTTCTTTTTCTTCTTCTTCTGTTCTCCTAAAATCTCTAGGGAATTAACCACCTTTTCCAAAACATGAGACATTGTATAAGTACCCGGATTGTTCATGTACTTCTTGAGCTGTTCAATATTGTGCTCCAGAGAGTTCTTCTCGTCATTGATCTGCTCATTAAGAATCTTCATACGCTCCTTAGTCTCATCGATAATCTCGTCAAGTTCCCCCTTCTTGTTTTCAAAGTCATCATCTAGCTTACCAATCATATCCTCCAGGTAAGAATATTGCTTTGTAAGTAGTTCCCTCTTTACTGAAGACTTTGCTACACCGATACGACGGTCAATGTCAATCATCTCTTTCTCAATGATATCTAGGGACTTCATGTAGTTTGTTTCCATCAACTTCCTTTGACCCTCGATGTGTCCAAGGTTGGCTTCATGTTGCGCGAGTTCGTAACGAGAGTTGCTCATGGTTTTCTAATTGTTACTAGAAGCGAATCTTTATATCACTTAGGGGCCTTTCCAGCCATGAGTTCTTTGAAGTCATCAATAAACATATCAAATCTTCCGAGGCGAAATTGTACGAGACCCCAAAGCATGAAGAATACAGTCTTTGTGAGATTATTTGCCTCTGTGTCATCCATTTTGTAAATTGGACTCACCACACGGTGCATAAAAGTCTCCTCCTTCTGCTGACCCGTCACGTACATCTCAGCCTGTGTCAAGGCACATGTATCGTCGTTCACGCTCCAGTGATAGAACAGGAAGGGAATAAGTATGGAGTAAAACTCTAGGTTACGTCTATCATTTGTGAATGGAATCACGAGGATAGCGATGAGAAAAACAAGATGAATCCAGAATATTATGTTCATCTATTATAAGATGAGCGAAGAAAATTTTGGTAGTATGTCTACCTCAGCTCTTAGAGAAAAAGAACTTGAACTCAGAGAAAAAAGTTGGAATGATCAACATGAAAGTATTTTGCGTCAGTGGGGTGAAGCTTCGGGGTGTTACAGGTACATGAATCATAGAGCGTATCTCATGTATAAGTCCCTGTCAATGCGTTTTACTTTGCCCGTCATTGTTCTCTCGACTATCACCGGTACCGCGAACTTTGCCCAGGATCAATTCCCTGAGTCAATGAAGGCTTCTGTTCCATCTATAATCGGAGGTCTTAACCTGGTAGCTGGTCTCATCGCGACAATAATGCAGTTCCTAAAGATTAATGAACTCATGGAGAACCATAAAACTGCGGCACTGGCCTACGGTCTCCTATCCCGTAATATTCGTCTCACATTGGCTTTGTCTAGACGTGAACGTAGTTCGGATGGTTTGGACTTTGTGAATACATGCAAGGCTGAATATGATCGCCTGATAGAACAGTCGCCGGCGATTCCTACGAGCATCCTCAACGAGTTTGAAAAAGAATACCCCTTGGATAATATGTTCACGAAACCGGAGATTCTTAATGTGAGAGCCATTCCAAAACTTAAAATTGCAAACGTGACCGAACAGATGACAAGGGGTGGTCCATTCAGTAAATGGGGTGAATTGGTCAAATCTAAAAGTGACTACAACGAGAAGACGAAACTTTTAGAAGAGATGGATTCTGAGGAAAGCGAGGAAGAGGAGGAAGAAGACGCTAAATCTGCGGTGTCTGAAGAAGAGATAGACGTTGAGCAAGGTACACCAAAAGAATGAGGACAGCGATATTAGTTAAAGCTGCACACAACGCATATGGTAAAATTTTCCTTTTTAAAGGTTTTACGATACGTTCTTGTAGTGCGTCATTTTCTAGCACCAAATCTATGGCTTGATTAGTAAGGTCATCGATGGACTCTTTCATTAAAATAGTTGAACAAAAAAAGGAAGAGCCTGTTGCCACACTTCACACGAAGCAGATTGACTTATTGAAGAAGTACATTAGTCAGAGAAAGAATGTATTCATCTGTGGTTCGTCGGGTGTAGGAAAGACGTTTGTGTTGAAGTCTGTTCTGGATGAACGGAATAGTGTGGAGATAGAGAAGGATCATCTAAAGTCTAAATCACACTTCCTCACGTTCATCAAAACAGCACCCAAACATGCATATATTGAAGACTATGATTCTGACTACAAAAGTCTAGTAGAGAGGGTATCCGATGGTGATCGCGCATCGCGTGGATCCCTCGTGGTTACATCTACGAACATGTGTATGTTTCCAAACTTTGAAACAATTTTCATACCTAAACACAAACCTGAAAAACTATTGACTCTAACCGATGATAGATCACCTCTCGTTGAGAATGCTGCATTCAGGTGTAACGGAAACATCAGAGACTTCTTCTCGTACATGGAAGGATATGATGAAAAAGATGTTTTCAAAACACCGAAGGACTACATCAAGGATATTCTCAGTGATCCAAATCCTATAGGTATTCCCGACTCTATCCACGAACATGGACATGTTTGGGACATTTTTCAGGAAAATTACTTGGACTCCAGAGGCGTAGATGTCACATCCACGGCTTTTTCATTTTCTGATGCAGACATGTACGACACGAAAATGTATACCACCGGTGACTGGAATCTCATGCCCTATTTCGTTCTACACGCTCTAGTGATCCCCAAATCAAAACAGGGTCGGGTACTTGACAGGGATGAAATTAGACCTGGGAGTTGTTGGACAAAGTACGGAAATTTCAAGATGCGAAATCAAAAGTACAAAGAGATTCAAAAGAGACACGGTCACAATCTACATATAGAGGATCTTTGCCTCATAAAGAAGTATGCAGAAAATGGTGACTTACAACCTATGATAGATTACGGTTTAACCCCTCAGGATTTTGATGTGATGAATCATTTAGCAGTAGGAAGTAAGTTAAAACAGAGAGATGTAACAAGAGTAAAGAAAGCATTGAAAAATGCCTATGAACAAAGAGAAAGTTGATGATGACGATGATTCTCTCGATTGCACAAAGACAATCGGTAACGAAATCCATTTCTATGGTGAGATTACACCTGAGAATACTCTAGAGTTTGTTGAGGCTTTCAAGAAACTAGAGGTTCAGCTTCTCAAACATAAGGCAGACCTCATTGGTTATGAACCACAGATTCGTATCCACATCATGAGTGAGGGTGGTGATGTCTACTCGGGGTTTGCTCTCAAGAATATCATCGAAAAGTCTAGGGTGAAGGTTATCACTATCGCCCAGGGAGCTTGTTGTTCTGCGGCTACCTTCATGTTCCTAGGTGGTTCAGAACGTCGCATGGGTCAAAATGCATACCTTCTGATTCACCAGATTTCCACGGAAATTTGGGGAGAGTACAAAGATCTCAAACATGAGATGAAGAATTGCGATAAGCTCATGAATGATCTCAAGAAGATGTACATGTCAAAGACTGACATCCCGGATAGGAAGTTTAAGAAATTGATGAAGAAAGACCTCTATTTGTCGGCATCAAAGTGTCTAAAGTATAAGATCGCTCACGCTCTTGACT